TAAATTCTCGTTCGCCCACTCAGCCATCGCATCGTAGTTGCCTTGAGCCACGCTTTTGATTTGTCCTTCTTCAGATGATAACAATGCTTGCTGACCAGCTGCGTAGCTGTCAACTAAATCTCTAGGTAATCCGGCTTTCTCTAAAGCGTTATAAGTTTCCTCACTAAGTTGACCGTCGTTTTCAAAGAACTCTTTACTTGCCTCCGCAACTGCTTTGTACGCTTCACTAGTGTTCTCTTCAGTTTGTTCTTCGTCGTCCTCAGCTTTCTCTTCGCTTTGTTCAGACTCTTCCGTATCTTCTTTAGGAGCTTGTCCAAGTTTCTTTTCCAACTCGGCGTACGCTTGTGCCATGTCTTCCGCACTCTTGAACTTTTCGGGGAGCCATTCCGGGCGGTCGCTTTGGTCTTGCGGTAGTTCCTCTTCGGTGACGGGTTTCTCTTCGGTGGGTTCGATTTCGCTTGGTGCTTTCTCATTAATCTCTACTCGGTGTAATTCAGCCATTTGTTATTCCTCTTGAGGTGGTTGTTGTGATGCCATGTACTGCTCCTGTGCGGCGTTGATGGCGGGTCCGACTGCGGGTGCTCCGAGCTTCTGTGCCATCTCCATCATCTGTTGCTGTTGCATAGCTTGTTGAATTTCTTCCTCCGTCTTGATCAATCCTTCCGTCTCGATACCCAAAGCTGTAGCTCTACGCTTGAAGTAATCACTGACGTTTAAGTATTGAGTGACGGCTTGTGGTCCTACTACTTGGTTCGCTCCAGCTAAGAACATATCTAATCTATTCAGATCATTACCACGACCAAGAGCTTCCACTCCTGTAACAATAGTAGGTTTAACGATGTCCTTTGGTATCTTAGGTAATCTCTTACTCTTAGACATCTTATCCATTAAACGACTGACGATGGGTAGCTGTAGCTCCTGTGATAACAAAGAGTATAGACCACCTAATGCAGCTTCTAACTCTTGACTGAGCATTCTTATCTCCTCAGCTGTTACTCGTTCTGCATCTCTAACTACTCCAGATGTCAGTAAAAATGCTTGGCTCAATCGGTCTGTTATACCAGCCATAGTAGCTTGAGCAGTACGGAAGTCATTGAACTTATTAAGTTGTAACACCGATACATCTGCTTCACTACCTTGTACGATTGCACCGTTGGGTGCTTCTGCTAAAGTTCTTGATCTTGTTGTACCGTTCGGGTTGACCATGAACAATACCTTCGCAGCTGCTGCACTACCTTCGACAATCGCTTTTGTAAGTGCTTCCAACGACTTGAGGTCACCGAGGTACTCCTCAACAAATCCTCTGCCGTAGTCCTCTCCATCAATCTGGGTGTAACGTAATGGGAGCCACGGGGACTTTTCAATCGGATACTTACCCACACTTTCTTCGATGAGCATACCCTTGACGTCTTGGTAAACATTGAAGTGGTCATCTTCTCTAACTACTGCTGTGTATAAATCACAACTGTTCTCTTTCTCTTGACGATATACTTCCTCTCTTACGGATTCAGGAAGCATCATAGGAGCTACGGTTTCTTTAATAGCTATGTGTGTAACGTTACCCATTGGGTCCCTCTTCACTACATAACGATCCAGCTTGAACACTCTCATACCACCCTCATCAGGGAGATATAACAAAGAGTTACCAGTAACTAATAAGTTCTTGAGTGCTTGGAAGATACCGTTCCTGAAGTTCTGTACTTCTACTTCCTGTGATACACTACGCTCTACATCAGCTAATGCTTTCTCTAAGTCAGTACGTAGTTGTTCTGCTCCTTCTACACCGAGGTCTTCCTTTGCTTTGTCTAACTCATAGCGATCTATAACAAGACGAAAGAATGGAGCGTTAGGTGGAAGCAATGCAAGCAATAGCTTACTACTTAGATTTAATACTCCTCTAGCTCCGATCCCTTGGTACGGTGTGTAGTATTTAGTAGCGTAGTTGTGTCCGTCAGGTGGTAAGACATAAGGAAGTGTAAGCTCAGAAGATGTACGTCCTCTGTCTAAGAATGACCACCGCTGGTTCTCCAACGAATGATATAGCCCTTGGGCTGTTTCGTGCATACCTTAGATACGCTCGTCGCCCGACCACTCAGGATCAAACTCCACCATGTCACTCACATTAAACTCGTTAATGGTAACATAGTTTCCGGTGGTAGTGATTGGAAATATATACTTACCGAAATCGTTGTGACCTAAGTTGCTGACTTGTTGAATCTCTGCGTAACGCTCATTGCCGTTGCTGTCAGGCAAACCGAACAATGTATTCATCGCCTCGTTACTAGCGTTCCATTCTTCTTGTGTACTGTATAAAATATACTTATTCATAGTATTAAATTAGCTTGGGACATCGTTTGAATAGGTTGGCTTATTCGCAGTTGTGCTTTGGGTAGCAGTATAACTATTCACAATCGAAGTAACTGTACCCACTGAGCCAGCATTACTAGGTGTACCACCTGAATTATTTGTATCGCTTGATCCATCACCACATCTGAAGTAGGCATCAGGGAAAAGATTTAATCCGTACGCACCCACATTGTTTGGCACTCCTGAGTTGTAAATTGCAGAAATATTTGCACCACTTAATTCTGTTTTAAAGAAGGCTATTTCGTCTTGTAATCCGCTGTAATAATACGCGGGGTATGCCCCATTTTTTCCTAAATGATAAACATTTCCCGTATTTCCTGTGTACGCAACTGCACTAGTCCATGTGGCAAACGGAGTGCCTTGATTGTTAGTTGGACTCCCTGTGTTAATAGCAGCATCTCCTCCGTCCTTGTAAATTTTTACAGAAGTCCCATTTATAGTAACCGCTAAGTGATGCCATTCACCATCCCTAATATCCAAGGTAGCGTTAGAACCCCCAACATTGCTATTCAAGCTACTACTACTCCCATTAAAGACTAATACATAAAAGGCTTTAGTGCTTGACGGACTGAGTAATTGAAGCCCTCCTGGCGTGCCTGAAGATGTGCCGTTTGAGAAAAAAGCTATATTCGATGAGGTGTCTGAAGTTTTTACCCACATACTAACACTAAAAGCAGACGAACCAGTTGGACTATAATTAGTCGTTAAACTATCGTTTGTTCCATCGAAACTTAAAGAGAGTGCATTAATATAAGCAGTGGTGTCATCATAGTTGTAAACATACCAGTTCGAGCCGTCTGAAACTTCAATCGCTTGTGTGTCTGTGTTAAAAATACAAAGACCAATCGCATGTGCGGGTCTTGTTGCTGTTGTGTAATTATTTAATGTACTCATATTAAGCTACGCTATCTCGGTTGTAAATCCACCACCCACTACCGTACCACACATACAACTTATCGGTGTCTTTTGCGTGGACGATGGTGTAGTCATCTGCTCCTGTGTCGGAGATAAAGTCTGACTCGTTGTCGAATACTTCGATGGTTGGGAATGTTAATGTACTGTCGTGAATTGTATCTAATACAGACCCTGTTACAGATGCTTGCAGATGGCCTGTTCCATTTAAGGTGGCGGTTACTCCTGATGATCCGAGGGTTGCTGTATTTTGTAAGTTAAATGTAATAACAGTATCTGCACCTGTGCTTAATGTCTGACCAGTATCTACTGTAAGTACAAGTGTGCCTGTTGACTGTGTCCAAGAACCAGCACTACCAAACACAGATGCTCCCGCCCCGCTTAAAGTTAATGATCCGTCTGCTGTTTGTGATCCTGTAAGCCCAGCAAGTGTGATAGAATCTCCAGCGGATATATTAGTACCGGGTTGTACCGTAAATGTAATTGTATTTGTTCCGCTTGTTTGAGAGTTAGAATCGCTTAATGTGGCTGTCTCAAAAGAAGAGGGTGGTACAGTAGGACTAGCTACTACGCCTAATCCGAATGTAGGAAGTACGAACATCTGTTACGCAGCGGTGTCGCCAGCTAAGATGTAGGTATCGGTAGCGTAAGCAACGATGCTCGCTACTCCGTACTGATCGTTGATCTTCGTGTGGGACTGTCTGTTGTTTACTGTTGCTGTACCTGCGAACGATACTTGACCCGCTCCCTTTTGTATGAAGCTACAATTAAAGGAGGCTGGTAACCCGGTATCTACATTGAGAGTCATAGCTGTAGCCCCGTTATCTAAGGCTA